ACAGAACCATCGTATTGGTAATTCGTGATTTCACCGGTTGTCCTTTGGCCTTAATATCCGTAAACCAATTATTTAATTGATTCTTTCGTAGTCCTTTAAATACGGGTAACTGCTCTTCTGGCTTTCGCAAAATCTTTGACAAAGAGACACTTTCTCGAAAACCCACAATCTTTGTGCCTTTAACCGTTAGACTTCCCGGCAAATCACTATAAAACACATTCATCTTCCGTGTTTTCGTGTCAAACACCCACACCTCATCTGCACCAATAATGGTGGATGGTTCAATACTATGAATATTCAGTGTTTGGTCGGATGGAAGAAAATTCAGTTTGCGAACCATCTTCTGTGGGTCTAACTTTCGTTTCCGGCGAACAGTCTTTTTGGTTGTTGCCACTGCCGTCTCAGCACCACGTAGAGAATGCAAACACGTTTCAATAGACGAAATGAAGGCATTAATTTGGCGACTCGTATAATTCCGATAGGCTTCTTTGAGTTGCTTTTGTTCGTCAGTGGCATCCTTCGTCTGTCGTGCCTCTATGACTTCCGTGAATTCTTTCCAATATTGTTGGAGATAGACTGTCAGGGCATCTTTGTCAGACGATTTTAAGTCTTGAGTTTGAAACAGCGTGAAGAAATCAGGAATGGTATTATTCAACCAATACTTATCCACCATCTCATCAATCATTCCTTTTTCACGCTGAAGTACTTCCATCTTGGGTTTGAACGTCTGCTTCACCGTTGAAGGTTCTTTCGTATACGGGGCGAGCGTTTCAATCCAATAGGTAATCTTCTGCTGATGGTGTTCAGACAATGGAAACCCACGCATTTGCATTCGAGCCAAATGCGCGATAGTCGTCGGAAACCATTTATCAGGAACGGTGTTCAGTTTTTCAATATCCTCAGTTTCGGAGTGAGGACGATACACACGTACCCATTCATTTAAAAATTGACGATTGTGCTTCGATTCGCACACATAGTTATACCAATTCAAGCCACGACCCATTTCGTGATGGTAATCATTCACCGGAGTAAATGACCAATCTGGCTCAGACCCCATAAATGTCAGTTCTTGCGTCGAATACAAAGGTAATTTACGCATATGTTGCGTCGAAAGATTTTATGCGGTCATAACGAAAAGACCGCCATTCGTTAATATCTACATCCCACACCGCAAGCGTATCAGGATGACTCTTTTTCTGAACCGCACTCACAAAAGCATAAAACGGTTCATATACATCAGGCTGCAAGGTACAGCGCATCACTCGAAGACTGCCGTCATTCTTATAAAATTGAACTTCAACAATTCCCCGAAGTAATGCTGATTTTAAGTTATTACGAAAAACTTTCTCATTCATGTTTTTCACCTTAAGTCATTTTTCGAATATTATCTTTATCCACAAGAACCACATCCATTCCATGTGTTGAAGCGTTGTTTGGTGTCAACCCTTTTAACACACTGGTGGCAATTGGTTCATCAATAATACTTGCCACGTCCTGTAATGTCAAGTCTTTTTTGGGCGGGGTGGCATGTTCCTGCAAACTAATATTGGTTGCGACCACTAATAAAATAGCCAAGGGGTCAAACACGCACATTAAAATAATAATAAGAATGCGAACGGCCCTATCTACTGATGACGCATCATTATTGCCATAAAATAATTCTGCAATATATTTGACGGGTCCGACATCTGCTTCAAGAGCCAACTGCGTACTCTCTAACGTATATTTTTCTTGTTCAAGAGCGTCAGTATTCCGCGTGGCTTCATCAATAATTTGGCGTAAGGCTTTTCGTTCAGCGGCTTGATTTTGACGAGTAGCAATAGCACCATTGGCTCCACGAATTCTATCAAATTTAGTCAAGGATGTCACGGCTTGATCAAGTTGCTGAATCATTGCCTCAGCATCAGCAATACGTTTTTGTTCATTCGTGATTCGCGAATTCAAAACAGAAATCTGAAGCGTTTTATTTCCGGTTGTAATATTTTGTTCAATATGAGCTTTTGACAGATAACCAAAAATTCCCATCGATGTAATCGTTGATAATAAAATGACCGCGAGAATAAAGTATGCTTTCAATAAGAGGCGAGAGGTATTCCAATACCGATACACCCATGATGCCGTGACTAATTTGGCCAATTCAAGCGCAACACCCATAATTAAAATGGACCAACCCCCTCCGGGAAAAATGGCCATTAATCCTACAATAGAAAAATACCCAGATGTCAGAGAAATAGCTAAGGCGGCAAGAAATAAAATAGCGATAAAGATACGTGAATTCATTGAGTCTTCTCTAAATGATTGCGATGTATTTTACACATAATCCATTCATTATAAAATTGTTCAGGAAAACGTAACACATCCCATTCAAATTGATACTTCGATTCCCAGTAGGAACATTCACCTTTGGTCGCACAAATCTGTAAAACGTCTCGCTGAAAATGTTCGGTTCCCAGTTCTTGAATATCCGCTAACAGAACTTTATTACTTCCCCAATAGTCTTGCCAATCTGATTCCACTTTAAACCGTTTTTTTCGACCTTTGACTTGCTTACGTTTGGCCGAATAAAACAGTTTTTTTCCCACGTATCGTCGTCCGGTTTGACGATTGGTAATACAATATACAAATCCGTAGGCATTGTCTGGTATAGCGTGCAGTTCGTTATTTTGATATGTCCACATGTAAATACTTAAAATTCCTTTTAAGTATTTATTCCTCATCTAAATCGTATTCACACTCGTCATCATCTTCTGGAAATCCTTCACCACAAAAAGGACAATGCTGCACTTGATAATACTCATCATCCATATCATGCTTAATATTAAATACGGCTTCACACGAATCGCATTCAAAATGTTTTCGTGAACTCATGAGGCAACTCCCCAAACATCTTGCCAATCGCCTGATAATGCGCCTTTGGCATAATCAGTGGCTCTGTTTTCAAAAAAGTTGGTATGAATGGGGGCATTAATCATTTCTTCCACCCATAACAAAGGATTCTTCTTTACCTTAAAAATCCCCTTCAAACCAAGTGAAATTAAACGTCTATCGGCAATATACCGAATATAAATCTTGACTTCTTCTGGCGTCAAGTTCTCCATTGGTCCCATGGAAAAAGCTAAATCAATAAACTTATCTTCCAACTCCACCATCTTTGTTGCAATCGTATAAATTTGGCTCTTCAATTCGTCATTCCAAATTTCACGATTTTCTTCAATATAGGTTCGAAAGAGTTTAATCATAGCTTCAGCATGTTGTGTTTCGTCTACAATTGACCACGTAATAATTTGTCCCATGCCTTTCATCTTCCCGTTACGAGGAAAATTCAAAAGCATAATAAAGGAACTAAACAACTGCATTCCTTCAGTAAACGCGGAAAATGCCGCAATATTAGTGGCGATAGTTTCCTTGGTATTTTCATTTAAGGACATCTGCATGAAATAATCGTGCTTATCTTTCATGGATTGATATTCCAAAAATTCACTATATGTAGACTCTGGCATTCCTAATGTTTCAATCAAATGAGAATACGCAGCAATATGCAAGGCTTCACGAGCCGCAAACCCGGCCAGCATCATTCGAATTTCTGGTTGAGGGAAAAAGGGAAGATAATTATTAATATAACCACCGGCCACATCAATATCTCCCTGTGTAAAGAATCGAAGAATATGCGTCAAGAAATTCTTCTCAGAATTCGTTAACCGCTTTTTCCAATCCTTGACATCTTCAATCATAGGCACTTCGGTGTGCAACCAATGTGACTGTTCATGTTTTAACCATGCTTCATACGCCCACGGATAGCTAAAGGGCTTAAAATATGACCGCTCATCGGTCAATGTCAACTGTTTTGTTTGTTTAGCCATATATTATCCTTCACACGCAAAGCATGTGCCTTCTTCATCTCGCACAATTGCCCGTAAATCAATCTCCTGAATCACTTCTCGTTCAATCTTTTTGGCGACCTTATCCGCCTTTCCAATTTTTTCTGAACGACAATAATACAGGGTTTTGAGTCCCTGTTTCCATGCGAGATAATGCACGGCATGAAGATATTTAATATTTACATTCGGACGGAAAAATAAATTCAGTGATTGTGCTTGATCAATAAACGCTTGTCGATCCGATGCATGTTCAATAATCCATCGCTGGTCGATTTCCATTGAAGTCTTAAACACGCGCAACGTATGTTCGTCTAAAATAGTTAAATGTTGAATACTTCCATCATTGGCAATGATCGATGACCAGATATCATCATAATTTAAATGACTATCGGCTTCACACTTTTCTTTAATAATCTTGTCAAGATAACGATTGCGCGTAAAAAACGAACCCGAAAGAGTATCTTGTCGATACGCATTAGCTCGATACGGTTCAATAGAGGGTGATGTATTCCCCATCAAAATAGAACTGGAAGCATTAGGAGCAATAGCCATTGTGTGCGAAAAACGACGACCGGTGCCTTTGGCATCGGGTGCTTCACCACGTTGCGTTCCCAATTCTAAATTCGCAGCATCCAGACGAGATTGAATGTGTTTGAAAATGCGAATGTTAGCCGATTTTGCCATTGGCCCTTCAAACGCAATATTCTTTTTCTGTAAATATGAATGGAATCCTAACGCCCCAACACCAATAGACCGCTCTCGGGAAGCCGAATACACTGCACGTGAAACGGTCGAAGGAGCTTGCTTAATAAAATACGTCAAGACATTATCAAGCATTTCTGCCACGTCCTGTAAAAATAACGGGTCGCGTGACCATGCATCATAATATTCAAGATTGACCGAGGACAAGCAACATACGGCAGTGCGGTCTTTATCAGTTGGAAGAATAATTTCTGAACACAAATTACTCTGGTGAATCTTCAGTCCCAGAGCCTTCTGAAATTCCGGAAGATGTTTGTTTGAAGTATCAATGAAATGAATATAAGGTTCACCCGTTTGCATTCGCAGTTCCAGAATCAACTGCCACAAACGTTTAGCCGATACCACTTCTCGGACTTCACCGGAATAGGGATCTTTTAATTCCCATGCATCATCATAATCCGCATCTTTCATACAATTTTCAATAATCTGCATGAAGGCATCGGAGATATTTACACCATGGTGAAGATTGAGTGCTCGAACATTTGGATCACCTGTAGGCTTTCGCATTTCCAAGAAAGCAATAATATCTGGGTGATCAATATTCAAATACGCCGCATAACTTCCACGCCGCGTCTTTCCCTGACGATACGCCAATGAACTAGCATCATAAATCTTTAAATGTGGTAAAACGCCGGTTGATTTTTCATCTGCTGAACGAATTCCGAAACCAATACCAACGCCGCCGCCAAGCATCGATAACCAATTCGTTTCTGATAAATTATCGACCAGACCTTCAGCGGTATCGTCAATAAAATTCAGAAAACAACTGATGGGTAATCCTCGCTTGGAACGACCAAACGAGAGAATGGGCGTTGAATACGATAGCCAATGCTTGCTGGCATATTCATAAAGACGTTGTGCGTGTTCAAGGTTACTACTAAAGGTCAAACTTACAAAAGCAAAACGTTCCTGCGGACTTGTTTCATCTTCCCGCATATACGATTCGCGCAATCGTTTCAATCCGAGTTCATCAAATAACTGATCTCGTGAACGATCAATCTCTATTCCTAGATAAGTTTCTTTCCCCATGGGCTATTCCGTTTCTTAAGATTGAAGCAAAGGTGCAATATTAGGCTGAAAATAGGTATCCGGCTTAAGGATTTTTCCATCTGCCCGCTTTAAAATCTTTCCATTCTCTGAGACTTTACTCATATTTGATGACTTCACTTCTTCCCATACTTTCTCAAATGGAATGCCTACCGTATTACACAATCCCAACACGACCCACACCAAATCGGCCACAGCATCAGCCGTTTCAATCATATTTCGACCGCTAAAGGCTTTATTTAATTCGGTATATTCCTCACAAATTAAATTCATATACAGCGTTGATTGAGCATCATTCTGTAATGTAAAACGTGGCGTTTCGGTTGTATATTGGTCGGCGGCTTGCATAAACATCTTCACATCATTCTGTAGATTCATTCTCTGTCACCTTTCGTATTGTAAAAGTTCCATCTTCATTATCGATAAATTCTAACACGGTTTCATTCACTACCCATCCCATCTGCTCAACAATCGCATCAGGAAGAATGAGTATTAAATTTCCTTCAGCATCATGCTCGATTTTCACGATCATAGCGTTCCTTCCACATCGCTTCATCAACCGAAGGAAAATGAGAAGCGATAATATTCCAACACTTCTCGGCAATGTCCATATGTTCTTTTTGAGTACCATTCTTCATGCGTAATTCACAGTAATGAATCCATGAACGAAGATTCCCTGCCATATATAGGGTAGTTCCTGTAAGACCTTCAGGAAGCACGGCTCGCGCCTGTTCTTTGGCAATACCCTGTTCTAACGCCCAAGTATATACCTCTTTTGCCTTTTCGACAACAGAGGCTTGCTTCATATTAAAGGCTTCCTGAAGCTGCGGATCATCATTCTCTAATGAATTCTGTCGATTCTTACTATCTTGCTTTCGAGCTTCGCGGTCATGAATAAAATCATCCGCTACGGCATATCGCTGTGAAAATTCCTGAAAACTAAAACTTCGATGACGAAGAATTTGACGAGAAATATCCCGCGTCGTTTTAATTTCCATAACAATATGCACCATCTCAAATGGCGACCAATGCTTATGTGTCACCAAATATTTCAAAAGATTTGGTGCCGTTTCATTGTTATTTTGATTCGCCGGGTTGGAGACCCGTGCGGCATAGGCTACCAAGTCATTCGCCGTCCAACATCCGGTATACGCACTGGGTTTTGTAATTCCAATTAAATTAACTTCACTCATATATTCACCTCAACATTTCTTCCATTGTACAAAACGCATCAACGCGGTTTGAGCATAAAAGGTATTACTTTCAATAATCGCTTGCACATCACGGCCCGCTTGAATCATTTCATTGATATCTTTTTCTACCACCGAATCAGGCCAAATGCACAACCGTAAATCCGCTTTAATATAATGCAACATCAATTTACAAATCTCAGTATTTTTGGGCTGATTATCAAAGATCACAACTAGTTTGTCTTTTGGTAAATCAAGCGTCTCAATCTTTTTGAAACTTGTACCTGCACATGCAATGGCATTGTTCAAAAACAGACTATCAATCGGCCCCTCAACCGCATAAATGGTTTGTGTGGGGTCAACTTTATCCAATCCATACACCAGTGGCGCATCTTCATCAATCTTTACGGTCACATATCGAAGAGCTTCCCCACGCAAAGCTCGCAACGACAGGGCAATCAATTTACCATCTCGATTAAAAAATGGCAAGGCCAATCGTGGTTCTTCTGTCGTGATTCGATCTCGATACTTATCACTTAACTGTTCAACGTTTTTAATATTGTCAATATAATACAGTTGCGAAAACTTCTCACGGGGAATGCCACGAGATAGGGCATACTGTACCGCTTCATTATTTTCGTCACAGGTATCTAATCGTTCCATTAACTGATCAATCAACCGTATCTCTTTTGATGGAAACACAGGGGTTTCAAACTCAAAATCGGGAGTGACATGAGGTTTTCGACCACCATGACCCGATGAATAGCGTTCGAACACATATTCTTTATACAATGACGGATCAAAGGATTTAAGAAATGTGCCGAAGTGCATACTTGCCGAACAATTATGACATTTGAACATGATATCATTCTTGACTCGATAAAAGTATCCACGGGATTTACGACGATTTCGTTTCGAATCTCCACACAACGGACAACGACAATTATACAAATTGTTGCCTTTGTTTTTGAAGTTTTCTAGACGTGAAGAAATAAATTGTAAATGTTTAACATCAATGTAAAGAGACATGCGTTAGTTATACCATGAAAAGACGCCCACTGTCAACTTCCATTAATTATATATCTTTTCTGGTTTTTAGACCTAATGCTTGCATTCGTTCATGAACTCGCGCAATCATATAGCGATTTGATGGCGTAATCGGCAATTCTTCATACGAAGGATAATTCGCATATATGTGTCGAGGAGTTTGACGACTTTCCACTTCGACATTCGTAAAAAATTGTTCAGGGTGGTCTGTCAGTTCTTCCACACTAATAGCCATGACGTTTTGTTCTTGATAACACTTTTCATAAAATGACAGCCAATATTCCAAATTTCGTAAATGTCCATATTCAATATGATTATTTAAAAATAACGGATCTATTGTGATATCAGGAGTCGGTAAATTCTCAGACGATTCATAGCGATGATACATCCATCGATCTAGCATTTTTGACACATGCAATGAACGAATGGCATAATATAAATGTTCCCGATATAAAAATATTTTATAATGAGGGAACTGATTCATCATATCATATAGTATATGGCTTCGCCACGCCAAAATTTTTACAGCAAATTGATTTCCAGATTCTTGAATATTCTGTAATGTAGACGCAATAAAATCAGGAGATTCTGTACAGAAAAAATCAAAATCATTTTTTGGATAGGTTGGAGAACGAGAAGGATCTAACAAATGACTTCGAGGAAATTCATCATGAATGAGAAGAGGATTATTGGCATGTAAAAGACGACGAAAATAATTTGTCCCCATTCGTCCATCACCGATATAAAAATAATTTGTTTGTGGTAACATGGGCATGTTATTTCGTACGATAGAATGACGAAGCCAAATCCATCAACTGTTGTTTTTCACGCTTATTTAAGCGATAGACTTCCTTCACCGCAGGCTGGTCTAGTGGAATACCAATCATTTCGACCTTGTTTTTTGTGGTATAGCGAAAGAATTTAAATTTCTTAGGATGAACTGAAAATAACTTTCCATTATGAGGGTATTTAGAATCAAATAAAGCTGGAATAGTCACAAAATATAATTCATCTACTTTACGACATTTTCGTAATTGTTCAGGTCGAAAGGATAAACATTTCTTTTTTACAAAGGGTTGACACGTCTTGACTTCGCATGTATATTGTTCATCAATGATTAAATCTTTCTTATCATCAGAACGACTCGAAGAATATTCAACCTTTCGCTTTGACCGTCGCAAAAATCGGGAAGTAATATCTTCGCCAATTTCTCCTAATTTCTGTATCCGCTGAAATCCATTCATGTAGGTTCCTTTATACAAATACGAATTGAAAATAACGTTCGATATATGAAACGTTAAATACGTTAAGGTATCATATCTTA